GAAGCCGAGATGTCCGCATCGGAAGACGTGAACGTCTGCGCCGCGCTTCTCGCAACCGGCCGCGTAGAAGACCTCGCCGCGCGTTGTGATCTTCACGATCGGCGCGCCAGCCTTCGGGATGATGGTCGGGATCTCGGTCGTCTTCATGAGTCGCCCTTCAGGATCCATGCGTGAGCCGAAGCGATCGAGCGGAAGTGAGAGATCCGACGAACGTCGTCGACGGTCCCGTTCGTGCGCGATGCGCGGAACGTCTTCGCGCTGACCGGAGTGATTCGGCCGATGGTGTCCTCGAACTCGTTCCGGATGCGGAGGGTCATACCCAAGGGGATGGACTCGGGAAGCTCGGTCGTCGTCATACGAGAAGAGTACGCCGGATCGTCGAGCTTCGTCAAGTACCTTCATAAGCCCAGGTCAGGATAGGTACTTGACGTCTTCTCCCGATCTGCTAAACTACTTTCATGACGACTACTCCCGTATCCATCGCCGCCCGACGTCTTCTCGCGCATCTCGACGCCGACGAGACCCGAACCGATCTCCCCGGTACTCCGGGAGGGATCACCGCGAACCGTCCGTTCCTCGCATCACTGATCGACGAGCTTCGTCTCGCCTTCGCCGCGGAGGAGATCGCATGAGCGCCCGTCTCTTCGGACGTGACCTCCCGAAGATCGGTGAGCGCGAAGAGCTACCGATCCCCGCACCATTCGAGCGCGGACAATGGGTCCGCGTCTCCGGACGCAACGGCTTCTGGAAGATCTGCGCGCTGAGCCGCGACGGGAGCCTCCTCCTTTACGGAGGGACGATGACTCAGTACCGCTCCGCTCATCTCGACAAGATCCGCGCCGCGACGAAGAGCGAACTAAAGAAGGCCGGTCTCTCGTGATCGACTTTCTGAAGCGACTCGCTCGACGACTGAACGACTTCTTCGCCTTCGTCCCGACCGACGACGAGCGCGTCCTCGATGCTCTCGACTTCGATCCCGAGGAGGAGTCGTGAGATCGATCACGTCCGGAGAGTCGACGATCATGATCGACACCGTCGAGAAGCCCGACGCCGATTACTACCTCGTGACGGTCGTCCAGAAGAAGACCGCCTCGACGATCACGCTCTCCGGTTACGACCTCCTCCGCGTCCTGGATCTCTTCGACGCTGAGCGCGCAGAGGGTCGGATCCGATGACCGAGCATCGAACGATCGTCGACGCGAAGACCTTCGATGAGATCGCCGCCGCCGCAGAGGAGACCGGGGAGCGTCCGCTCGACGCGATCGACGGGGTCCTCGATCTGGTGAACTTCTTCCACTCGCCGCACGGACGAGGGATCGCTCGGGCTCACGTCGACTACTACGCGCATCGGAACCTAACCGTCGAGGGAGGGAACCTTCCGCTCTCGGTCGACCCGCTCTTCGCTCACGAAGCGGAGGGTCAGCTTCTCGCCCGAGGATGGCTCGCTCTCTTCGATGACGTCGTCGGAGAAGGGACGGTCTACGTCACTCCTCGGATGGTGAAGATCATCGCTGACCTCGCCGCCGAGCTTCCCGACGACCCGACGCTTCGCCCTGAGGACGTACCGCTCGAAGTCGGGACGGTCTGGCTCGGAGCACCGCTCACGCTCGGAGGCTCGATCGACGCGTCCGAATACTTCGAGGGTCTCGCCACTCATAACCGAGTGCCGGTCCGCGTGATCGCCTGGACGACCCGAGAGCGCGTCTCGTCACAGAGCCGGAAGGTCGAGGGTGAGGTCGTCGGAGAGAAAGGCGTGACGATCGTCAGCTTCACGCGGGGAGCCGAGATCGCTGAAGTGAACCGCCGTACGAAGAGCTTCACCGAGCCCGACTCGAAGGGTCGGAACGCGGTGCAACTAATCGAGGACGAAGGGATCCGATGGGTCCCCTGGGAAACGATGGGATGGGGCTATGACGCTCCCTGGCGCTCTGCCACTCCCGAGGAGACTGAGGAGCTAGACGCGCATCCGCACTCCTGGACTCGGGAAGACAAGCTCGCCGGGATCCCTGAGCCCGTCGTGCTCGAAGGTGAAGCCGTGAAGAACATCGAGCAGACGGTCCTCCGCCGCTTCCTCTTCGTCCTCTGGCGACTCATGACCGAGGAGGTCGCCGTCGAGGTCCCGTTCCGTCCGGAGCGTCACGCTCAGCGGAGGGTTGAGCGCTCGAAGCGCCCCGACCTCGCGGTTCGGGTGATCCATCTCCGCCGTCTCTACGATGCCGCTCTCGCCCTGACGGACGAGGAGAAGGCGGAGCGGAAGCGTCTGGACCGCCAGTATTCGCACCGCTGGCGAGTCCGGGATCACTGGCGCTGGCAAGCGTACGGACCGGGTATGAGCCTCAGGAAGAGGATCAGGGTCGAGAGCTACGTGAAGGGACCGGAAGGAAAGCCGCTCGTCGAGAAGCCTCGCCTCTACTCCGTGGAACGGTGAGAGGTACTTGACGGGATTCCCTCGGGATGCTTTACTAGATCCATGACGACGACCGACTACCCGACCCCCGAGCAGATCGAGAGGCTCATGAGCCTTCACGAGAAGCTCGGGAACCGTCCCGCCCGCTATCGCCATCGGATCATCGAAGCCGTAAGCCTTTCGGGTCGCATGACTCGGACCGGGATCGAGATCGAGATCGCCCGCCTCGAAGACTCAGTCGAGACTCATGAGCGGAACGCTCGGAGGTACGGACGATGACCTACGACGAAGCCTTCGACCTGAACCGGATCGACGAGGTCGTCGAAGCCGCCGACATCGAGCCCGAGAACGTCTGGACCCCCGAGGACCTCGACGAGCAGACCGACCGCGAGGAAGCCGAGCGCTACTACCGCTCCCTCCCCGAGACCCCCGAGCAGATCTCCGCCTTCGAGGCATACCTCGACCGCCTGAACGAGAAGACCCAGGAGGACCATTCATGACCATCGAGCAGATCACCGACCCGACCCTTCGGGAAGCCGCGAAGCTCCGACGTGCCGCTGACCTCATCGACGGAGTCGAGGGTTCGTGCGTTCACTACCTCGACGCGATCGAGACCGTCTTCCTCTCGACGAAGAAGCGGACCGAGTACCGCTACCTCGTCGAGTCGACCTATCACTTCGAGGCTGAGTCCTTCGAGGATCCCGGCTATCACGCCGCCGCCGATCTCCTCCGCCGCTTCGCTACCGCCCTCGACGGACGGGAGGAGTCGTGAGCGCGGGACTGACCGATCCGTTCCGGGAGATCTTCGTTCGCGCGATGACACAAGGGATGGTCGCTCCCGAGTGTGAGTGCCTCGTCTATCCAGGGAAGCTCACGCTCCTCGAAGGGGAGGTTCATTGCGGAGCGACGAAGGCGATCCCCGTCAAGCTCTGTCCCGTTCATCCCGACAAGACCCCGCATGAGTCCTACGTCCTCGTCGACGCCTGGGTCGAGGAGCTTCCGTGAAGTCCTCAGAGATGACGCCGGGGATGAAGGTCTACGTTCAGGACTGGCTCGGCTGGCATCCCGCCGTGATCGTCGCCCCGAAGGTCTACCGCTCACCCTTCGCGAAGCGCCCCTTCGTTCTCCTCGCGATGCCATCGAAGACAGACCCGATCGAGTGGACCCCGAGGCTCGAACCTCCCCGTCAGGTGAAGACCGTCGCTCAGTACGAAGCGAACGAGGTCGAGCGTCTCGCGCTGAACGAAAGGCGACAGGTACTTCGCTCCGCCCGCGAGGAGGCTCAGGTCGCCGCCCAGGTCGCCGCCCACAAGCTCCGCCGCGCTGGCTTCGTCGTGAGGTACACCTCGGTCGACGGACTGATCCCTCAGGTCACCCTCGACGTTCGGACGCTCCCGAGCGAAGGTCTCCTCCTCATCCCCGAGACGCTCGTCGTCCCCGAGGGAACCTCGACCGAAGACTTTCTCGCTGAGCTTCGAGCCGCGTTCGCTCTAGGCATTGTCGAGAAGCCGTGAGCGACGAGAGCTTCAGCGCGCGCCGCGCCTACTTCATGGGGCCGGGAGGCAAGATCACCGCGGACCCGAAGACCGCCCGAGGGAAGAAGACCCAGGACGCGGGACCGGGAGACGATCCGGTACAGGTGAACGTGAAGCTCGACCGGGAGACCTTCGACCGCCTCGACGAGATCTGTCAGGCATCGGAGCGGAACCTCGCCCAGACCGTCCGTCGAGCCGTGAAGCTCTACCTCGCCGACCTTCCCGAGGTCGACGCTCGGGACCTCGCTCGCTGGCGGGAGGAGTCGTCGTGAGCGTCGAGCGAGTGACTTACCTCATCCTGACTTGCGACCGATGCGGGGACATCTTCCAGCCGGTCGAATCGACGGTCTCCGCCGCGCGACGAGAAGCTCGGGTCGAGGGATGGAAGCGGACCCGCGCCGTGAGCGAAGACGACCTCTGTCGAGAGTGCGCCCGAGCCGCTCAGTGAGCCCGAGAGCCTCGGAAACGTCACGGAGCTACGTCCGGAGCCCCGAAGCGACTGAGCGTCTGAGGGATCATCGAGGACCCTGAGAGACCGGTCCTAGTCTCGCCCTCATGATCCGGAAACCGTTCCTCGTCCTCGCTGGCGGACTTCTCGCTAGCTCGACCTTCGTCGCCGCCTCCGCCGCGACCTCGCCTCCGCCGCCCTCGGTCCGGACTCTCGTCGGGATCATGGTCGACTCGAAGGACGGTCTCACCGAGACCTCGATCAATTGCGGAAGAGACGGGAAGCACCAGACCGTCAATGGAGACGGCTCGCTCTTCATGCCGAACCTCTACCCTCACCGGATGATCTGCGTAATCACCATCCGTCAGAAGGGCTCGACCACCTAGCGGAGGATCGAGTCCCGATCGATGAAGGACTTCGAGAGCGCCACGATCACGACGAGGAAGGCACAGACGACCGCGATCCCGAGGTAGCGCGCCGAGTCGTTCCGGATCGAGACGATCAGGCTCACTCCCGCGACGACCGCGAGGAGGTTCAGGACGGCTCCCAGGAGCCCGGAGAGGACCCATCGTCGCTTAGACACAGAGACGCCGCTCTATGACTGAAGGACGTCCCCGGAGAGCCGAGAGACGCCTCCCTCGCCGCAGAGGATGACGTCGGGGTTCACGAAGGCGGGACGTCGACCGGACCGAGCCGCATACCGCTCCGCCGCGAGCCAGGAGTCGGACTCGCCTAGACCGGTGAGCCCAGCGACGAGGAACGCGTTCGGGTCCCCGATGACCATCGTCACGCCTTGCCGCGCGATCGACTGGACCCGAGCGGGGAGCTTGCAAGTCGCATCGCCGCCGCACGCCTTCCCTAGCTCCCGAGCGTGAGCGATCATCGCCATCTGACCGGGACGGGGAGGAGCCTGGCCATAGCGGAAGCGGACTCCCCAGGTCGCCGGATCACCGAAGGGGAGATCGAGCCTCTGAATCCCTGGCCACTTCTGCCGGTTCCCGTCGACGTCCGCCATCCGGATCAGGAAGCGACGGTTCAAGATCTGATACTCGGACGCGTCGAGTAGCTCGCCGTCGATCTCGACTTCGAGGATCTCGCGGATCGGGTACGCGCCGAGGGTGAGCTTCGAGACGCCGTGATGACAGCACGAGCATGAGTCGCGGCAGCATCGCCCGTCATCACAGACCGCGGGAGGACGGACGAAGTCTTCACAGAGTCCCGGATACCGACGACCCGAGAGGAGGTAGAGGAGATACGTCGACGCCTGAAGGAGAGCCGTCAGACCGAAGGGACCGTCGTCGTCGATACCGTCGAAGCCCGAGCACTCGCGCGCCTCGTCGTTCGTCGCCCAGGGAGCACAGAGAGGGAACTCGTCGCTCATGAGCGGATGCTACTCAGGAGGGAGGGACGTCGAGATCGATCCCGACCGTCTCAGCGATCTTGCGCGTCGCCGCCATGAGCCAGCCGACCTCTAGCTCCGTTCGAGCCTGACTCGCCTTCATCGAGTCACCCGAGCCGACCGCGGTCTCCTTCTTGATCGCGGCGACATCGTTCCGCATCTTCTCCCAGACGGGAGCGAGGTTCTTCCCGGTCTTCTCCATCTCCTCGGATACGACCTTGCGAACCGAGTCGTGAAAGTCCTCGCGCGCACTCTCTAGAAGCCATGAGCCCACGATCCGCACGATACCCAGCGCGACGAGAGTGCACACAGCGACCGTGACCCCGGTCGAGACCGTGTCGCGGTTCACCGCGCCGACGACCCCGTCGAAGATGAGCCGAACTAGGGGAGGCTGAAGAAGGAGCACTCGTCAGACCTCCGCCGTAGGGACGCGCACCGTCAGGAGCTAAGCACAGAGAGTGAACCCCCGAAGAGCTATGTCGGCAGATCTGCCGAATACTTACGAAGCGACGAGAGCCTGATAGCCGCAGACGGGATCCGGGATCTCGTCGTCGAGGAACGTCAACTCGGGACCCTCTGGTCCCCAGATCGGGAAGTCGTTCGCGGGACCGTCACCGATCGTCGGGTTCTCCGTGCCGATACCCGAGATCGGGATGACGAGGATTCCCGCCTCGATCGTCCGCTGACCGGGAACCCAGGTCGTCTTAGGCCATGCGAAGTGATGGTAGAGAGGATCGCCGCCAGCGGAGACCGCCTGGCTTCCTCCATCCCAAGCCTTCGACCAGATCTCTAGCGAGACGCCGTCAGACGCGGGAGCCGTCGAGGACGGGAGGACGATACCGATCGTCCCGCCTGAAGTCACGACGTCCCCGACGATCGGGGTCGCGTCGAGCATGAGCGCGAGAAGCTCGTAGTCGTACTGGCAAAGCTGAAGCTCCAACGTCACGCGCTTGAGCTTGTCTTGCTCCTTGAAGTTCTGACAGATCGCGCCGCATCCGTTCTTCTGAATGAACTCCTCGCCGGTCTCGATCTCGTACGAGGTCTGGACCTGGATCAGGGAGTCCGTCACGTACAGGTTGTCCGCTCCGGGGTCAGGAGCGCCCGCAGCGTCGAGCTTCCCGACGCGCATCGCGCACGCCTGAACGGATCCGAAGCAATGGGGATTCGGCATCGGTTACTCCTCCTCGGAGGTCTCGGTCCGCATCGTAAGCGGAGCCGTCGCGTAAATGGAACGATCGGTTCGGGTCATGCCTGAGGTCGCCATGCGTTCGAGAGAGCCGCCTCGTCGAGCACCGCGTCCGTTATCGCCTTGATCTCCGCGTGAGTGAGAGTGCGATCCCACGAGACGACGTTCGAGACGCGCATCGCGGGAGAGCCCCAGAAGGTCGCGGGCTCCTGACCGACGAAGAGGTCCGGGGTTCCGCCGAGCGACGAATCCCGTTTCCCGTAGGTCACGAGAACGCCGTTCACCCATATCTCCATCGCGCTATTGACCGCGTTCAGGATGATGAACTTCGGATCATCGCCCGGATAGCTCGTATCGAAGAATTGCTCGTCGGCTCCCCAGACCGCCTGATTGTTTACGCCGATCAGAGCCGTCAGGATCCCATCAAGCGCGAACGATCCGCCTAGCTGTTCGTCGAAGTACGAGAGGACCCATCCGGTCCCCGCCGCGCCTCCGCCCATGAAGACGCGCCAGACGACGTCGCCGTCGCCATCGTTACCGGTTCCCGTCATCTGGACGAGAGCCGCCATCGCGCTGACCGAGTCGACGTGACCTAGGTTCACTGGCGCGGGGAACGCGAGACGCGCCGTCCCGTCGAGAGCGATCGAGTCACCGACCTTCGACGTGATCGCCGCTTGCGCGTACGTCGGGGTCCCGAGAGCAACGCTTCCGTGATTCGCGTTCCCTGAGGAGTCCTGAGGAGCGCCCGACGCATCGTCGAGCTTCCAGTATCCGAAGGGACCGGTCCTGAGGATGATGACGTCGGGATGATTCTCGTTCACGTTCAGGACGTAGGGCGCATACCCCGAAGCCTGAGTCGACTCCTCGAAGAACTTCGCCGTCAGGTAGCTCTCCATCGAGACGATCTCGGGAAGCGTGAGAGCCCGGTCGTATCCGAATAGCTCCCAGACGACTCCCTCCATCGGGGAGCCGCCGCCCTGTTCGCCGCCGATAAAGATCGAGTCACCGATCGCGGGAGTCTGCTCTCCGATGTCGGTTTGCCAGATCTCGACGCCGTTCACTCGACCGAACGAGGAAGCTCCGTCGATCTGGAAGGTCGCGAGGATCGGATGAGAGTCGGGGACGAGAGAGCCGTTGTTCGGGAAGTCAGGATTCGTCCCGGCCGCGAAGAACTTGTTCGTCGCTCCGCCGCCGTGAGTCCCGTCCATCCGAAGAAGCGAGATCCCGTCCTCGCCGCGCAGAAGGCATTGATCGCCCGATGCCGTCGACTCGTCGAGGTCGAAGCGGATGACCGCGAAGATCGTCAGAGGAGCGTTCACTCCGCCGATCGGGGTTCCGGGATCGGTGCGCATCCTCGGATTGCCGCCATCGCGGACCGGGAAGTAGACGCCGTCGAGTCCGTTCAGCGACGCGGGGAGGAGACGCGGCGCGCCCGCCTGGTCCTGAGTGAGGTCGAGTCCGTTCGCGCTCTTGTCCGCCCAGGTCTCGACCTGATCGCCAGTGAAGGTGACCGTCCCCGAGTCCGTCGCGTCATACCAGAAGAGGAGATCCTCGATCCCATCGGGAGCGGTAGGACCGCCGCCCTCCTCGCACGGCGCGCAATCCGCGCACGCCGCGGACGGATCACACTCGATGTCTGTGAGGAACGCGACCGCGAGGACCGCTCCTCCCCAGGTCTCTGGGTCGGTTACCTCGGGAGCCGTCCACTCCGGATTAGTCGCGGTAGCCGTGCCTTGTACCTGAAACGCGACACTGATCGCGCCTGACACTCCGGGCGCTCCGTCATGATCCTCGAAGACCTGATACCCCGCAATATAGGGAGCGGTGAGGTCGTCGCCTCCTGCCATCGTGACGACGAGCGCCCGGTCCGCTGACGGAGTGATCGAGCCTGGTCGCAAAGGTGAACCGCTACCGGTCTGGAATCCCGTTCCGTTCTCAGACGACGAACCATCGAAAGCGCCCGTGATCGACGGACCTACGAACGCCGCGAGGACGATCGCCAGTCCCGACGAGCTAGGGAGCGTCGCGTGAAAGGTATGCGCCGCGGACGTCGTCGGGTTCTCCGCGTAATAGACGAAGCCGAAGGACGCGCCCGGAGTGTTCTCCGCGACCGTGACCCAGGTATTCCCCTCGGAGTCGTCGAAGCTATCGGGCTCGACGGGAGAAGTCGCGAACGCGACGAGCAGAGTCGCCCCGGTCGTATCGATCGGGTCGGTCGTCGCGTCGTCAATATCCGCACCGAACCCCGAAGCGAGAAGATCGAAGCAAGGCGCGCCCTCGCCGCCCGGACAGTCATCGGGATCGATGAAGTCGGAGGGAAGACACTCCTCGCCGTCTGCGCACGCGCCAGGAGGACAGTCGGGACAGTCAGTACCGCCGCACGCGCACCGAGCACGAGCCGACGTGACGACCGGGACGACCATCGCTTACGACCCCGCGGGATCGCAACAGGTCTCGCACAGACCGACGCGAACTCCCGCATGACAGCAACCATCCCAGGTCGCTCCGAAGACTCGCTCCGCGATCCATTGCACTCGGTTGTCTGTACGTGAGACCGCTTCCTCGATGGCTTCGAGCGAGGGAAGAAGGATGATCTCCCCGAGCCTCACGTCGACGAGCCCGGTCGCGTACGCGTACGCGGTCTCCCCTGAAGCGTCGACGTCGCCGTCAGGATCCGAGCCGTCATAGCCCGCTCCCGCGACGATCCAGTTTCCGAACGCGTCAGTGATGAGCGTCCCGCCCGACTGGATCTCGACGAGGTACTCGCGAAGCCATATGTCGACTGTCGCCCTCGTCGCGTGGATCATCCCGCGTCCGCCCTCAGCACACTGAGCGAGGAACATCTGAAGAGCCGCCAGCGCGTAGCCGCCAGGAGACGTCCCCGCTCCGGGAGTGAGGTCCTCGAAGTTAGGGGAACCGCCAGCGAGGAAGAGGTTCGCCGCGGAGTCGCCGGTCGCGTTGTCGCCTCGCCATAGCTCACGCTCGATCTTCGGACCCTGACTCGCTTCGAGAGAAGCTCGGACCCGAGGACCGATCTCCGCGCGAGGGATGCCGCCGAGCGAGGTACACCGTCCGCCGACCCAAGCGAAGTTAGGGACGTGACGGACGGGGTCCGCGAAGTCGTCGATCGTCTTCGCCGTGTCGGCATCGCACGCTGAGCCCTGGACGCCTCCTGAGAGGCATCCGTTCGGCTCGAAGGCGTACCCGCCCTCCCAGCGTCCTGAGCCCGTCTGGACCCTCTGACCGAGCGTAGGGAGGAGCCCGACCGTCGCCGGGAGGATCGGGGGAGCGGAGACGACGTCGAAGATCGGAGGCATCGCTTACCTCTGTAGCTCTGGGCGGACGGGACCTCGGGAGGGTCCGGGGTGAGCGAGACCCTCCCGAGGGACTTCAGCCCGGTCAGGAACCGGGGACTCCTGAGCCGCCGCAGACGTCATCGAGGACGACGTCGGGAGCGGAGAACGTGCCGCTCGGGCAGATGTCCTGAGTGTTCCAGAGCGACTTCACGCCGAGATACGCGTAGCCCTCGAAGGACTCACCGAACGTCTGATAGACGTTCGCACGGTTCGAGACCGCGTCGCGCACGAGACCGAAGTTCAGGTCCGGTCCGCCGTCGAGGACGACGTGAGCGCCCTCATGCCAGAGACCCCATTGCACCTTCTCCGGGTAGTCGCGAAGGTTGCCGACTGCCTGGGCGGTGAATAGCTGGCTCGTCCCCGTCGACGGGGAGTCGATGTAGAAGACGAGACGGACGTTGAACTCTGCCGCGATCGCGACGACCTCGGCACGCGTGAGACGAAGCTGCTCCGCGTAGTTGTGATCTGCCCTGGCGAGGTCGCCAGCGAGAGCGTCGACGATCCAGGCTGGCCATGCCGAGACGAGCGGAGCGTCCTCGTCCATCCGTGACGCGTTGCGGAAGCCCGCCGCCGCGACTCGGAGGGTATAGACGAAGTCAGCGACCGTGCCGAGAGCGCGACCCGAGACCGTCTGAGTCGACGCCGCCTTGACCTGATCGAGGAGCCACGTCTCACGCTGGCGCGCCTGATTGACGACCGTCAGGTCGACCGCTTGCGCGACCATCTCGGGGTTGTACCGAGCGAAGAAGTTCTTGATCGTGAGGCATCGAGTGAACGCGAGGACCTCTGCCTCCGCGGGAGTCGCGCAGGTGATCGTCCCGCAATTCTTGACGGCTTCGTCGTCCTCGTTGTCGTCGTCATCCCAGATCCCGATTCCCGCGGTGAAGTCCGCGAGACCGAAGGGACGATTGAACGCCATCTTCCCGCGCTCCGCGACGGAGAGCGAAGAGATCGCGTCATGGAACGGGGTCCGAGCAGAGGAGATCTGCGCGAGCGCGTAGTAGGGAGTCGGAGGTCCGCAGAACGCGGACGCCGTCATCGCTCCGCCTGACGCGGTGAGCGTCTGAGGACCGAAGAGGTCCCCGAGGATCCGGTCATTGTGCGCCGGATTGCGAAGGTCGAGACGCCGGTTCTCCGGGTACTCGCCTCGGATCGAGAAGACCCGATGATTCATCGAGAAGGGAGCCATCCCGACCGCTCGGTCCATCTCGATGAACGCCTCCGCGATCGTCTCGCGAGTGGCAACGGTGCCGGGGTTCGCGACGAGCGTGAAGGGGTTCCGGGGAGCGGGAGCCGCGGGAGGAGCGTCCGAGCGGAGAGCGCTCAGCGAAGCGACCGGTCGAGCCTGGACTCGGGTCACGACGGAAGCGGGAGCGGGGACGACCGCCGTCGCGCCAGCCGTCACAAGCTCGGGCTCGGGAGTCGACGCCTCTTCGGTCGGCTCGGGCTCGGGCTCGGGCTCAGGCTCAGGCTCGGGGTCGGGCTCCGGGTCGGATTCAGCGACGGGACGGAGACGGGCTTCGAGAGCCGCCGCCGCTTCCGCGTCCTCTTCTGCCGCACGGATACGAGCCGCCGCCTCGTCGCGGACCGCGTCGACCGCGTCGACGATCTGGCCAAGCTCCGCGAGCGCTTCTGCGCCCCGGACACCGGCCGCGCGCCGAGCGTCGAATTCGTCCTGAAGGGTCGTCTCGTGAAGAGCGAGATCGTCGTCGGAGATCTCGGAGAGGTTCCCCGAGAGGAGCAGAGCGAGAAGCTCAGCAATGGTCATCTGTAACTCCTATGGTCGAAGCCGTTAGTTCGGTTCGAGGAGCCAGACGGGACGTCCTACGGACGCTCGTTCCCGCGCTACGCGACGGTCGCCTCTCTCTGAGTACGGGACTCTAAGTGGAACCGGTCCGTAAATGGAACGACCGCCTCGGGCGAGTGAGACGGTCGTTCCGCTCCCGAGCGATCCGGGCGGGATGGATCTCGGGAGATCTAGAGATGATCGGGAAGCTCGAACGAGCCGAAGCGCGCCATCGCTCCCTGAGTCCGCTCGATAGACGTGAGCCTCTTCAGGATGAGATCGAGGGTCGCATTGTGCGACTCGAAGGCGGACGCGACGAGAGCGATCGTCTCGCTCGGAGTGAACGGGAGCGTCGAGACGTCCTCTTCACAGATCGGGTCACGAGGGACCCCCGCCGAGATGTAGGAGACCTGGACGCCGTTCCGGTACAGAGCCGAAGCGACGAGGACCCGAGGCACCGGGAACGCTCCGGTCGGGACGTTGTGTACCCGCATGAGAGCGCTCTTCCCTCTGACGGGCTTCCACTCGCCCGAGGGATTCGACGCGGCGAGAAGCTCGACCGCTTCGGGAGTGATCCCCATCCGAGTGACACCGTGGACCCAGACGCCGAACGCATCATGACCGGCGCGAACGAAGCACGTCACCGTCTCCATATTCTCGAAGCTCTGACGTAGCTCCTCTTCGGGAGTGTTCGCCAGCGTCGAGAGGTCGGTATGAAGACCGCCCATCGTGAGGAGCCCGACCGAGATCTTCCCGCGGTCGGTCGTCGTGAACGCCTTCGTATGGAAGTACGCGTACCCGGTCTCGTCGATCGGAACCGTTCGGCATCCGGGGAGCCCGAGATGACAAGCGTTACGAGGAGCGATATGACCGAAGACCTCGTAAGTCCCTTCGAGTCCGGGGATCTCTTCGACAGTGAACGGAGTCAGACCGTCGAGGACGAGGTCCTCGAAGAAGGAGAACGAGATCCCGCGTGACGCGCTCGCCGCGATCGCATCGTCGATCTCTGCCGCATCGTCGACCTCTTCCTCGACCGGATCTCCGTCGACCTCGATCGTCGCATCCGCGAAGGCGGGATGAGGAGTAATGATCGCTCCCATCACGCGACCCTCGACGAGGACCTCGGTCTCGGAGATCACTTCACCGGACTCGGGATCGATCTCCGCGTCATAGCGAACCTCGATCGCCTCGACGTCCGCAGAGATACCGCGCACCTTCTGAGAGCGGACCGCCTCCGCCGCTCGTCGACCGTCCTCGTCCGCGGTGAACGCTCCCGTCGACGTGAGACGGAACGCGCCCTCGATGCTCGGATGAGGGACCCGCTCGATCTCCTCGATGCGCGCCGAAGCGACCGCGTCTCCGTGAGGGTTGAATCCCGAGGGAGTCGTCCCCTGGTAGCCGAGCGTGAGCGGAAGGTCTCGCCATGAGAGCGCGTTCGGGAGGACCATCCGCCGATCAGTCGTCCGGACGCCTTCCTCGATCAGGACCATTCGGAATGGCTGCTCGCCGGGAGTCGCCGCCGCCACGATCACCGGATCGGTCACAAGCTCGAACGAGACGACCTCGTACCGGAAGCGAGTCGGGATGAGTGACTGAGGCATTAGCTCGCCTTTCCTCGGGCTCGATAGGTGACGTGATAGTCCGCCCAGGCACGCCGACAATGGTCGCACTTGCAACCGTGATTCACGTATCCGGTCACCGTTCCATGAGGGACAGAGCGCCCGGTCTTCGTCGTGATCGGAGTCGAGGCACGAGCCACGGAAGCGGATCTTACGTCGAGAGCTTCGCCCAGACGCGGAAGGACCCCCGCCGAAGCGAGGGTCCCCGTTGGATCTAGTGAATCTATTAGATCTAATAGGCGTCCCTCCCCTCTGCCTCGAAGCGCTCACACTCGGACATCGAGCGGTAGGAGTCGATCTCCTCCTGATGACCCGAGCAAGCGAAATGATCGCCCTCGACGCGGAGCCCGCACCGAACGACGAGACGCTCGCCGTCCTCGGGATGGAAGTCTTCGACAAGCTCTGAGCAGACGATCGGGTAGGCGTCGAGTGAACGACCCGAAGCCCGAGGGACGAGAGCGACGCGGTTCCCGTTGGCGAGAGTGCGGATCGTGCCGCCCGCCTGAGTGAAGAGGTACTCGTGCTCCGAGAGGAGCCCCGAGAGCATGGAACCGAGGACGCCGTAGTAACCGATGAAGTCTGAGAGGGACCGGGTCTGAGTGGAAGTCGTCATGAGAAGAGTAAAGCATCTCCTCGTGAGCCCGTCAAGTACCCTACTGAAGAGGCACCCTGACCAGGTACTTTACCTCGCTCGACTGGACCTCGAAGCCCTCGTTCGTGAGTGCCGAGTGATGGACGAGGACCCGATCCTTCAGGAAGCTCAGACAGTCGAGGCAGTCGACATCGGGAACCCAGACCGAGAGCGAGAAGAGCGGGACGTCCTTCTCTGGGATCTCGATCCCGCATCGAGTGATCGTGCGCGCCTTCGTCTTCTTCTTCTTGTCTGCCGAGCAGACCTCTCGGATCCGATGGGTCGTCATCATGAGCCCCAGATCGGGACCGCGTCACACCGACAGCCCGAGTGATCCCCGACGAAGAAAAAGTCCCCGATCCACTCCGCTCCCGTTCCCGCCGTCGAGAGAATCGGATCGTCGTCCGCCGAGTATTGAACGCCGCCGCCGTCAGGACCCGACGAGCCGAGCACGAGATGAGGATCGAAGGTCTACTGACCCTCGTCGTTATAGATCCACTCGAAGCCCGACCACGGCTGACCCTCTGCGCCCCACAGAGCCGCGACGTCGTCACCGGTCGAGAAGCCTCCAGCGTATCCGTCCGTCGAGCCGTCACGGACTCCGCCGCTCGCCGTCTTCACCGGACTGTTACCGCCCGCGACAGAGAGAGCGAAGCGGATCGTTCCCGCGGGGACGAGCGTCGAGTCGACCTCGCCTAGCTCAGCGGTAGGAGTCGGATCGAAGACCGTCCGTCGAGCGAGAGTGAGCAGAGCACCCGAGAGGAAGAGCCAGCCCGCCTTCGAGCGCTCATCTGCCTTCATCCGGTAGCGAGAGATCGCCTCGCCGTCAGGGTCGACACCGAGCGAACGTGACGCGGTCGCGACGACGTCGTCTTGTGCTCCCGCGAGCCAGTCATCCCAGCGATCTTCGAGGTCGTCGAAGTCCGTAGAGAAGAGGTCGTCGGGCTCGACGCCGAGAGCGATGATCCGCTCGCGTCCTACCGTCGACAGGAGACGTCGGTTCGAGACCGAGACCATCTCGTGACGAAGCTCGGAACGCATCGAGCCAGCCCGACCCGCGCTCATCGAGGAGCGGAGCTTCGCGCCAGCACGCTCGACGGTACGAGAGACGGTCGAGTCCGCCGCGACGAGAAGCCGCTCGCGAAGCCGACGATCGATCGTCATGAGCCGAAGCTGAGCCTTCCGCCTTTGCGACGAGGTCGCCGCCGCCGTGACCGGTACGTCTCCGTTCGTCGTCGGGACATCTCCTGAGCCCGAGCCCTCCGAGCCCGCCTCCCCGGCCGGTAGCTCGTTCCCGCCAGGAGGAGCGGGAGTCCCGCCGTCCGACGTCGTCTCGATCGCCGGAGTGAGGAAGTCGGTCCCGAAGATCTGATTCAGGAGCGGGACGACCGCGTCAGGGAGAACGGTCTGACGTGAGATGACTCGGAGGAAGATCTCCTCGGGAGTCGGAGCGTCATCGTCACCGAAGCCGAGCGCCGAGCGGAACGCCTCGTTCGAGATCGCGAGCCCGGTATGACCCGCGACCGCGTTGTCGACTCGGTTCGGTCGAGTCGTGAGGTCCTTCGGATCGCCGTAGAGGACGAAGCGCTTCGCCGCCTCGTCGTCGACACCGGAAGCGACGAGCCGCTTGCGGAGGTAACGGATCGTGAGCCCGTCGAAGAGAGGCTGAAGAGTCGGAGCGACATAGAGCCGATAGCGCTCCTCGTCGATGAGCCAGCCCGTCCAGTGATTCGCTTCGGCTCCCGTACCGAGAGCGTCCGAGGACGGAAGCTCTAGCGTTGCGCCGATCCGACCTCGGAGGTACTGACACCGGTTGACGACCTCGGGGTCGAGTGCTCGCTGAGTCTCGATCATGAAGGCGAGATCCCGAGCGGACGTCCCCGCATCGGTGCGCGACGGAAGCCGCATGAGGAACGGGACCGCCGCCGAAGCTGAGCCCGGATCCTGAATCGGGATCGACATATGCTTCACGATCTCGACGAGGAGCGGATCCTGAGCGGGATTCTCCGTATCGTCGTCCTCGTCCGGTTCGAGCGCGACTGGCTTCGGCTCGATGTCCTCGGAGATCGCGAGGATCCCCGCAGGGATGCGCGAGAGAGCCGTCGCCTTGATCGACGCGTCGAGGACCCGAAGCTCTTCGCACTCGGTCAGGCATCCGTGAAGGTTCGAGTCGCTGAGGTCCCCGAAGCGCCCATGACGTCGCCAGATCCGCAGGAGGACCGCGTCGTCGGGAAGCCGAACGTCAGTCAGCCCCGGAGCATCCGTCGTCCCCGAAGACGTGAGAGCCGTCCCTGATCGCCGTATGAGGACCTTCGGAGCCGAGCCCCGAGCACTCTCGTCCTTCACGACTTCCTCGGAGGAGAGGCAGAGCCAGACCTCTTCGAGCGTCTCTGGGTCGACGTAGCCGACGATGTACGCCTCACCGACGACGAAGCTCTTCAGAGCCCAGGACCCGAGAAGCGCGCCTTCACCCTCCTGCCCCTGAGTGATCCCCTCGACGAGCATCTCAGCGATGGCAACGTCCGCGATCGTGACGACCGCGTCCTCCTGGGCGCTCTCTAGCTCGGGACTGTTCGGAGCGCCCGAGATGAGCCCTCGCTCTGCCGCCTCGTGAAGCGGGACCGGATCCTCACCGAGACCGGGGATGATGCCGAGCGACATAATCACTCGGGACGCCGCGGACTCCATGAAGCGTCCGCCGCCCTTGACCTCCCCGACCTCGTCGAAGGCGCGCCAGGCGACGGGGAACCATCCCTGCCGGGTCTGCTCGATCGTCGCTGGAGTGTTGAGGGACCCGACTTCGAGCGTCATCGCGGACGCTTGCATCACGCGAGCCCGAACGCGGGGACGAGGAGGAGTCGGAGCGGGGAGGACTACGTCCTCGGACCTACGGCGCGCCATGCGCCGATCCTATGTCGGAGATCCGTCTCTCCCGCGGAACGTGCGACCGCGGGAGAGACCGGACCCGTAACCCCTCAGAGGACGGTACTCCTCGGGAACGGATGACACCGAGCATGAGCGATCCGCCCGGTTCGGTTCCCATCGGGATCGAGGTCGAGGATGACGACGACCGGGACTCCCGTCCGAGCGACTCGTTTCGGACAGTCGACCTCGGTCTCCGGGAAGCCCCCGCCGATCTTCACTATCCCAGCGTCATAGACCCAGCACGAGCAGTCGACCTCGGTCTCCCCAATGAAGTCGCCCTGAGACGGAGCTTCCGTCCGCATCTCCCATCGCCGCTGACTCGACTCTCCGAGTAGCTCGACCTCGACGAACTTCGCTCGCCGCTCGGACTTCCGGTACTTCTTCAGGAGAGCCTCCGTCGTGAAGTAGGTCCCGACCTTCAGGGGAACGCTCGCCCACCAGGACACCGCGCCATTGAGGTCGAAGCCTGACGCGTCCGTGATGAAGAAGCCCATTATCTCGACTAGCTCGTCGACCGTCTCGGGAGCGCCCGTCTCAGAGTCCATCGATCACCTTTCGACGTAGGTCGACGCGAGTCCCGCGATCTCCGAAGCCGCGAGCATCCGAGCGAGATACTTCCATCCGGGGAGTCGGCGCACGAGGAGCACGAAGAGAGCGACCCAGATCGACGCGCACCAGGGACAAGAGAGAAGCTCGACGACGTAGGGCTCCTCCTTCTCAGCGTTGTTCGGGTAGTTGCGCCAGGCGGTTTGCTTCATCGCGTCACGGAGCTTCCCGAAGGGGACTCGGTCCTCGATCACCAGTCGAGTGATTCGAGCGACCGCGAGCGCGTCGACGACGTCGTCGATCACGAGAAGAGACGCTCTGGGAAGCCGTACTTCTCGCTCGTCCGGTTGAACTTCGAGGAGATCGCGGCGTCGAGATTGATCCCGTAGTGAAGCGCCAGGAGGTCGAGATAGATCGCCGTATCCGCTAGCTCGTCAGCGAGAGCCGCGAGGAGCATCGGGACCTCGGGGTCGTCGTCATTCCGTGCGCCAGTGTCGGCGCGCCTGAGCTTCTTGACGATGTTCGCCGCCTCGCCCATCTCGCCCGCGGTCGCCGTCATCCAGTCTGCTCCCGTCCAGGGGACTGAGCCCTCGGGATGCCATCTCTGAACGCGGGTCGCGTTCTTCTCTCGAAGATCCTCGAACGAAAGCGGGAGGATGAGGTTCCCCTCGTCGTCACGCTTCCACTCCGATAGCTCGGTCCCCTCAGGGTCCGTGATCGTGACCTTGACTGTCATGCCTTCTCGCCTTCCAGTAGGGGACGAAGAGTCCCGACGATCGCCTT